GTAACGACAGGCGAATTAGCCAGAGTGAAAGTAATACCAGACTCAGGCTTAGTCGTATTCTCAACAACCAATGGAGATGAGCCAGCACCAACTGCACCAGCATTGTCAGTAAACACATTTTCTTTGGTGTACTGAATCAGGTTGGAAGTGGTACGACCAACAGGCATCAGATCACGAATTGTCAAAACACGATTCGGATTGTTGATGATGCCGGGAACGCGCATATCAGGAACCAGTGGTTGATTCTGACCAGTGGCATTGATGATTGCGGTTTTCATTTCCATGCGAGCAAACTTGCTCTTGCCTTCAACCATTGCTTTGAAGGAATCCGACTTGATGAATTGCTCACCAATGGTTTCGTTTTTATGCTGGCTTTCTTCACGACCAGCAGTCATCTTGCGCTCAAGCTCAACGCACTTGTCGGTGAGTTCAGCAGCTTTAGCTGACAGCTTTTCGATTGCTGATTTTGTTTCGCCTTCCATTGCTTTGGAGTTAGCGATTTCGCCATTGGCTTTTTCAACCCATGACTTCAGTTCTTTGGTTGAATCAACCAGTTTAGATTGTGTTTCTGCAAGTGATTTAATTTCTGCGATCTGGTCAGACATAATTTATCCTTTAAAGAGTCCGAGCGTTTTTCAAATTATCAGCAATGAGTTGCTGGATATCCTGCGGCAAAATAATTTTGTCAGACTCACTCTGAGCAAATATTCGCTTGGCTCTGCTTGCCGTAGCAGTTGCCAGCGATTTCGAGAAACCTGCTGCCTCGCGCAGAAAGTCCTCAAATTCTTTTATGCTTGTAATGCAATCAAGTGCAGACTTCACACTAGACAAATCTACTCTTGCTGCATCGTCTGCTGGAAAGGTAACGATAGATACTTCTACCAATTCAGAAATGTTTTTAATTACCCGAACAGGACCATTTCCTTTATCAACAAACTCAACATCAGAAGGATCGAGCATATAACCAATGCTCAAGCCATCAATCGTTTCATGTTGCATAGCTGCTTTGACTATTGCGGCATCAGGATTGCCGGGAGTCAATTCGCCTTCCATGAGTAGACCTTTTGTATCTTCATACATAGTCAGCCACTTACCAACAGGAAGTTCCCACGACTTATGATTGATAAACATCTTCGGCATTCTTGCTGCGCCAGAAGAAATTTTTTCAATCACTGACTTGTATGCACCTGCCATGATAGTGTCGTTGTAACTATCTAGACCACCAAAGACAGAAGCATATCCGCTGAAGGTTCCTACGCCATCTGATGCAAACTTTAGAGAAACATTTTGCAACTCTAAAGTTTTACGTTTGACCAATGTATTAGCCATGACCAATCCTTTTGAATTTTGAATCTTGTCCCATTCGTTATCTGCCCAAGTTTTACCGGGATCACCACCCCACAAAGCCCAAGCGATTCGACCTGCACTAGGGAATCCATCTTGGTTGGGATAAAATCCTTCACCTTCTTTATCTACTTCGTGTCGTGCAAAATACGAAACCATCCGACCGATTGTTTCATCAGACAAATCTTTTTTATTGATAATGTCTCTAGCACGAGCAACACCAACTTCAGTACCTCCGCGATTAAACTCCTCGCGCCAAGCAAGTCCTTTCTTTGCTTCTGCTACCATTCCGTTTGTTGGGATTGGCATGATGATTACTGTGCTATCGGCGGTTGATTCATTGGCACACTACCTGAATCTGATCTGCCCAACAATGCGAGAGGCATCAAATTGCTCTGCGCTGTCAATTCGTTTGCATCATCCATTGGAGGCAGGTTCTCTAATTGCCGCCATTCATTGCGAGTCATCAATCCATTCTGTACTGCCTTCGCGCCATTCTCCAATCGTGCCGCCATGTTTGATCTGAGAATTGCGTCAATAGAAAATTCTACTGTGTAGAGTTCTCGTTGACTAGCAGTCAATACTCTCCGATCAATCGCTTGCTCCAGCAACTCAATCATCGGACGTAATCTAAATTTATAAAATCCTTCAATGATCTGCTCAATACCACTGCCCCATGTAGTTGTACTTGCAGTGTCGTTAATCATTACAGAAGGAACACCAAACCAGCGAGCAATATCTTCAACAGCAAATCTGCGAGTATCTAGCAACTGCATATCTGCTGGAGTCATATTCAATGGTTGGAATTGTGCGCCAGCTTCTAGCACCAACAGATCATCATTGTTACCTTCAACAAGGCCACGATAATTTTCTCTGATCTTTTCACGCTGTTCAGGTGTAAGCAATTTATCAAGCATGAACATACCCGGACGCTTACCTGCTTTGCGGAATGTTTGCTGCGTATGATTCTGTGCATCAATAGCTACGCCGACTGATGACCTCATGTAATCAAGTCGACTCATACCTACTACGCCATTGCCTTTGTCGCGCCAGTGCAAAATACTTTTCTCGTCATAAATAATGACTTGACCTTCGTACTGGTATTTGTAAATGACTGAGCGATCTTGCAATACTTCAACTTCAACCTGATCGGAAGATAGAGGCCACATCTCAATCACTTCGCCATCATCATTCCTTACCAATCGCGCATAAGAGTTTCCGCGCATTAGAAAATTCAAAGTAAAGAATTGCCAGAACTCCATAGGCGTATGCCTACGATTAGGATTGTCGTGAAGCAAGAACCAAAGATTAGTATCACGCGCAAGTTCTTTGTGACCGTCTTTATCGAGTGCGCGTTTATAAACAAAAAGCGGCAATGAGGCTATGTTATCAGTGAGCAGTTCTATTGCTGACCAAACTGCTGAAACCTGTAACGCACCATCAATGCCGTAATCTTTATTTGAGTCATAGACTTTCGTAAATGGCTCTGTGTATTGAATTCCATTCTGCTGCCCAGTAGAACCGACATTACCAAACCATCGTCTAAGGGATTGGAAAATAGTTGCCATCTAAAATCCTATGTATAAGTCAATGACAATGGGTTATTAAGATAGTCATCCAATCGCCCTCCTGCTGCTTCAGGATTTAAACTGATTAAAGAGATTGCGTTGAACAATGCCATCAGCGGATCAATCTTTGCAAAACCTGCTGCTTGTTTTGTAATTGAGATTGCGTTTCCTCTTGGTTCTACTCTTGCATTGCTAACACACCATGCCATCAAAGGTTGAGAAGCATGAACGATCTGACCTTCTGCTAACTTTCGCTCTGTGGTTTTAATCGCGCCTGTTAATTTCCAACCCTGAGAGATGCCAATTATTTGTTCGCTCGTAATTCCTTTATCCATCAAGCCATCAAGTATTCCACCAAGGCCATGAGGATCTACACCTATTTTATCTAATAGCCCAGATTGTGCCACTAATGCACATAAAAAAGCTACTGCTTCAACATCTTGCCCAATAGAATCTACAATAGTTAAATCACCATCATCAGCGAAATCCTTGAATCGTGATGCTTCAGACTTTCTTCGTTGCAATACTGAAGGGTGAGCCCATGCGTGATTCCACACCATCCATTTGTTTGATTTCTTAATGCGACCAACAACAGCAAAACCAAGCAAGTCATCAAGACCACCACCGTCAATACCTATATCAATAACTTCGCATTGCTCAATAAGAGTTTCTAATTTGAATTTGTTTTCAGCGGAGCATTGTTCCCAAAAATCTGCACCTGCCCAACGATCTGACATTAAGGCTAGACCGATCTCGACATTCAAGTGCTGTGATGCCCAGCGTCTAACTTCTTCTTCTCCTGCTGCATCAGCTTGCTCGTAATCAGTAACAAGTCGATCAACAGTAATAGACTTCCCATTATTCGGAGTTACTAATTTCCAGTTCTTTTGATCTTTCCAATTAACATCTTTTGGGAACTCATAAAGGATAGGCAAGATTGGTGCTTGCAAAGTTCCATCCCGAACTTTCCTTGCTTTCATCAACTCCGCTTTGAACACACCAGCAGGTGCTCGCTCTGATTGCGTAGTAATGTTAATCAGAAATGCTTCAGGCTGAGAGATAAGACCGCCACGCAACTGACCAATGATTCGATCCGCATTGTTCATTTGCCCAATGACATGAATCTCATCAATCAATACGCCAGCAGGTTTAGATCCAGTGACAACTGTCGGGCTAAAACTTTTTACTTTAAGGAATGCTCCAGTTGGCCTATAGACAATCTTCTTGATGTGGCTTTGAATTTGAAACTTGGCAGATAGCACCGGATCAATTTCAATCATTCCTGCTGCTTGCTTAAAAGCAAGATCGGCAATCTCTTGAGTCGGACCAATGAAGATGTATTCTGCTCTAGGTCTTGGCGATACAAGAACAGCAGTCAACAAGAATGCAGCAGCATAAGTTGTTTTTGAATTCTTTTTAGGAACCATCAGAAACAGTTCCCTTATGTATCGCTCTTTGATCTCAGGATCGTAGCTGCCAAAGACTGCCCTTACTATTTCAATGAACCAATCTCCTGCTGCTTCATCCATTGATGGATTACCAATAACATCTGGCAATTTTAATTTGCGGAATACTTGTTCTGCACGATCCGCAAGGTTTTTATTCAGCGGCAACTTTGGGCAAAGTGATTTCCCTTGCTTAATTCTTTCTTGCCAATCTTTGCATGAGGTATCCCAGTTGGTCACTCGAGCAAACCTTCCCATGAAGTTCCAACGTCAGCAGCTTTAGCCAATACTTTTGCCGCTTCTTTTTTACCCATCTCATCGGATTGCTCAGACCAACCAGCACGACACTTGAGCCAAAAGATTGCAGCAGCAACATTTGGTTTATCTAATTTCGTAGCTTGCTTGAATAATGATTGAGCCACTTGTGCATTTGATTCTATGTGACCAATCTCGAGTTCAGCAGTGTAATACTTCCGCATCGTTGGACTTGATAATCCAACA